CTTGAGGCTATCACTAGCTTGGCTCAGGTTGATCCGTCACTCATGCAGATAGCGGGTGACCTGTTGTTGCAGAACATCAACACTCCTGCGGCTAATCAGATAGCTGAGCGTAAGCGCGCACAGATGATTCAAGCTGGTCTAATTCCTCAATCTCAGATGACTGAAGAAGAACTGATGGCAGCGCAGCAGCAGATGATGCAAGGCCAACAACAGCCAGACCCTGCAATGGTTCTAGCTCAGGCAGAGCAGCAGAAGGCACAGGCTGAGATGATCCGCGCTCAGGTAGAGATGCAGAAGCTACAGAACGAGCAGATCAAGCTACAGCTAGAAGCTCAGAAGCTCCAGAGCCAAGCTATAGGTGACCAAGCTGACAACCAGATTGATGCCTTCAACGCTGAGACAAAGCGCATGGAGACACAGATCAAGGCTCAGCAAGCTGGCGCTACCATAGACAAGACAGCAGCTCAGGCAATGGGTGAGCAGCTAGACAACCAGAAGAAGATGTCTGACATGATGGAAGAGCAGATGTTGAAGTCTCAAATCCCTTTTATGTCTGAAGCGGAGTTAATCAACCTTGCCAACCGTCGCTGAGTTAGCTCAACAGGAACTGGATAAGCGCAGAGTCCAACAAGTCTCTGCGTTTCAGTCATCCTACAACCCATTCAACCCTAACTTCCGAGCTACGGTAGGTAGCAAGCTGCGTGAGTTAATTGATGACAGCGGCATAGGTGGTGGGTATCGCCAAGGTCTTATCAATGCTGGAGAAGGCGTTGAGACAGGCATAGACTTTACTCCTATTGTTGGTGACGCTGTAGGTATAGGTGATATACGCACCTCTTACAACCAAGGAGATATGCTAGGCACAGGGATTAACACATTGGCTGCGGCTGTTGGTGCGCTTCCGATTATTGGGGATTCGGCGGCTAAGGGTGTTAAGTTTGTTGGTTCAGCATTGCGTAATGTAATACCTGCTGGTCATGCTTCTCCGCATAGATTTGAACAGTTTTCAATGGATAAGATTGGCACTGGTGAAGGCGCTCAGGTTTATGGACACGGTTTGTATTTTGCGGAAAATCCAACCGTAGTCGACGAGTATTTCAATCAATTCAATTCGCCAGTTCTTAGATTCAAAGAAAAAAACGTAGATACTCCTTATACAGCCGAGCTTAGAGATAGATTTAAGAATGTCTATGAAGGCTTAATAGATTACAAAGGCGCAAGGGATTGGAAAGAAAATGTCTTAGACCTTGCAGATGAAAAAGGATTAGATGTTGACGAAGTAGATGACAAGCTGAATGTTCTTTTCAAAAACGTATTTGAAGGCACAGAAACCCCACGGGATTTTGCGGCAATAGATGAATATGGTTTAGGAATTGACCTAAATGAGATTTATGATTTAGCTGGCAACCAAACAAAACTTGACAATATACTTGGTGGGATTAGCCAAGCAAAAACTATGAATGAGCTAGAGTATGTTGTAGAAGGCTTTTCCCCTGATGAAAAGCAACTATATACAACACTAGTAAAGCCTGAGTTACAGGAAATATCTGACGCAGCCAGCAGATATGATGTAAACCTAAATGTGTCTCCTGAAGAATTGTTAGATTGGGACGCGCCATATAGCAAGCAGCCAGAAAAAGTTAAAAAGGTATTAGATGACATACTGACTCTTAATGGTGTGGAAAGCTATATATCCAAAGACACTGGCTCTAAAGTTTATTTGGGTGTTGCAGATTCTGCCGATCTAAGAGGCAGTGATATATACAGGATTATCACCGATCAGATGGGAAGAAGTCCTGCTTCTGCATCTCAAGAATTAAGCGCATCTGGAGTCAAAGGTATTAAATACTTTGATGGTATGAGCAGAAACAGAGGTGAAGGCACTAGCAATTACGTCATATTTGATGACTCCCTCATAGACACCAAGCGTGTTAATGACCAACTAACGCCAAGCTGGATGAACCCAGAAGCCAGAATGCAGAGGGCGCAAGACCTTGGGTTTGATACTAGCAGAGTATCATACAGAGGACTAAGTGGCGAATACGACCCAAACAAAGCTGGAAACTACCAGATGTTTACTAGCAGCCCTGAAGATGCTGGAGAATACGGAAGCTATGTTGTGCCTGCATATCTTAACAAGGGAAACAATCTTGTTGTGGAAGGCGGTAGAAATAACTTTAACTCAATCCCTGTTAGTAATTTACCTGCTGAGGTAAAAGCAAATTTGCATTCAAGTGTGGGTGATGTAGCACGGACAGATGATATTGCTTACGCCGCACAACTTGCAGGATATGACTCTGTAACAATTAACAATGTATTTGACAAAGCGTCCAACGAAATACCACTTAAACCTTTACCTGCCAGCAATGAGCCTATGAGTCAGGAAATGATTGATATTCTAGATGAGGTAAATGCAAGCGGAATGCTCGAAAACACGCCTGATGTTGCCTTGCCTCCATCAATCCCTAAAGATTATGAGCCTGCAACAATTGATATAATATTTGACCCTAAAAACATCCGCTCCACCAACGCAGAGTTTGACCCAACCAAGGCTGACAGCGCAGACCTGCTTTCTAGCGTTGGTACTACCAGTGCGTTACGAGGAATAGCTTAAACAGCGTCAATCAAGCTGTTAATCATATCCTCAACCTTCTCCCACAATTCCTCAATGATAGGGCCATCTCCAGCCCTATCAGCTTCTATTAGCTGCCCAATTGTATCTAACAGGATGTCAGACATCTGATCTGGGTCGTCTGTCTCAAATGCGTCCAGTATATCGCTCATGAGTAACTCCTTGGTGAATTTGCCCATATATTAGCCTATTTAGCTAACAAGTGTTGATTTTTACCTAAATATGGTATTATCGGCATAAGGCACACGACCTTTCTTCGTGGCATTTACCGTAAGGGGCAAAACATGAGCGAGCTGCAACCAGAAGACAACTACACCTTTGATTCTGAGGAAGAAGTAGTAGAGGAAGTAGTAGAAACTGAAGATTCTGTTGAGGAACAGGATTCGGATTCAGCACCCGAGGCTGAGGAGACTCAGGATAAACAAATCAAGTTCAGTGAAGAACAACAGCGGATATTTGATGAGGCTGTGGGCAAGAAGGTCTTCAAGCTCCGAGAGAAGGAGCGAGAGGCAGAAGCCCTTAAAAAGCGGCTTGAAGAATTAGAAGCGAAAGTTCCTGAACAGCGTAGACCGCATGTCCCAGACATTCCAGACCCTTTTGCAGTTTCTGACGAGGAATACAGAAGGCAGCTAGAACAGAGGGACAGGGCTATGCAGGCTGCGATTCAGTATGACGCGCAGCAACAGGCTTTGAGGCAACAGCAAGAAATGCTGCGCCAACAGCAAGCCCAGAAGCAGCAAGAAGCACTGACTGAGAAGGTTCAGTCTTATTCCCAAAGGGCTACTAAGCTAGGGATTAAGAAAGAGGATTTACAGGCAGCAGGTAACACGATAGCCCAGTTTGGTATTCAAGATGAGGTAGCTAACTTCATTCTTGAGGAAGACCAAGGGCCATTGATTACCACTTACCTGTCTAAGAACCTCTTAGAACTAGAGAAGCTAAAGGATATGTCACCTGCAAGGGCGGCTGTCTACATAGCGACTACGGTCAAGCAGAAGGCTGCTGCTCTTAAACCCAAGGTAAATTCTGCTCCTGATCCATTGGAGCAGCCACACGGCGCTGGAACTGCCCCCAAACCTAGAGGGCCACAAGGCGCAACATTTGAATAGGAAAAGGTAAAATGGCTAACAATCTTAATAGTAACGTCACTCGGAAAGTGGCTCGGGTCTTCTTAGAAGCATTCGAAGCCAGCCGAGTTCTGACTAAGACTGTCAACACTCAACTGTTGTCAGGCAAGTTCAACCCTTCAAGCGGTTCAACTGTAGACTTCAAACGTCCGCACGACTACAACAGCATCCGTACTTCTGGCGGTGACATCAGCTCTTCTACGAAGTCTGACATCATTGCAGGTAAGGCTACTGGTACAGTTCAGGACTACTTCACTGCCGCCACTGAGTGGGGCAGCGTCGAAGAAGCATTGGAACTCGACCAGCTTGACCAGATCCTTGAGCCAATGGCCCGTCGCATTGTGACTGACCTTGAGCTTGATCTTGGCTCATACATGAACAAGAACGCTTCACTCAAGTATGGTACTCACGGCAATGCTGTTGATGCTTGGGGCGACGTTGCAGGCGCTGGCGCATTGATGGATTCAATCGGCGTTCCTATGAGCGACGAGAAGTACTACATCATGAACCCATTCACCACTACTGCGCTGTCTTCAGCTCAGAACGGTCTGAATGCGGCTGATGGCCTTGTTCGTACAGCGTGGGAAAAAGCGCAAATCTCTAGCAACTTCGGCGGCATGATGGCTCTTACATCTAACGCTCTGTCTAGCTACACTTCAGGTTCTACTACTGACCGTGCAGGCGCTTTGGCTTCTACTCCTGATGCAACTTACGTTACAGCTAAGGACACTATGACTCAGGTTCTGTCTCTGAACAACTTGGGTACTGGTACTATCAAAGCTGGCGACATGGTTACTATCGCAGGCGTTTACCGTCTGAACGTAGCAACTCGTGAGCCTATCCTTGATGCTGCTGGCAACCAAGTCCTTTGGACAGGTACTGTACTCGAAGACGTTACTATCGCTGGTAACGCTGCGACTATTACTGTCTCAGGTGCTGCTATCTACGAAGCAAATGGTCAGTACAACAACGTAAGCGTGGCTCCTACTAGCGGTGACGTTGTAACTATCCTTGGTGCTGCTTCAACTCTGTACCAGCCTAACCTCTTCTACACGAAGCAGGCGTTCGGCATTGGTACTGTTAAGCTGCCTAAGCTCTACAGCACTGACACTATCGCTACTACTAGCGATGGATTCAGCATCCGTGTGTCTAAGTACGCAGACGGTGACGCTAACACGCAGAAGATTCGTTTCGACCTTCTGCCTGCATACGCAACCTTCAACCCGCTCTTCGCAGGTCAAGGCTTCGGCGTATAACGCTAGAATGGAGGAGGGGGCTTCGGCCCCCTTTTCGCTTATATGGCAAAACCAGCAAAAGGCAAGGCTAAAGTAAAAGTCACTGCATCGGGCAAGAAAGTCTCCTATGGGCAGGCTGGTAAGGCTAGTGATGGTGGCCCACGAGTACGCGCTGGAACTAAGAAGGGCGACTCATATTGTGCAAGGTCATTAGGTATTAAGAAGGGCTTACCTAAAGACAAGCAGAATGATCCAAACACGCCAAACAATCTAAGTCGCAAACGATGGCGCTGTAAAGGCGCTAAGTCAATGAAGGCTAAGTATGAATAAAGGTCTGTACGCAAATATCCACGCCAAGCGCAAGCGCATCAAGCGCCAGAAGGCTGAGGGTAAAACCCCTGAGAGAATGCGTAAGGCAGGATCAAAAGGCGCACCTACAGACAAAGCGTTTCGGCAATCCGCAAAGACTGCTAAGAAAGCAACA